TAATAACAAACAACTCTTAGAGGCATTAATAGTGTATCGAGAGAAGGTTGCTAATGCGAAAGAGAATGATTTACCAAAACCAAGAATTACAAACTATCTTGGAGAATGCTTTTTAAAGATTGCCACACACTTATCATATAAACCAAACTTTGTAAACTATATGTTCCGTGATGATATGATATCTGACGGAATTGAGAACTGTGTACAGTATATTCATAACTTTGATCCAGAGAAGTCAAGGAATCCATTTGCATACTTTACTCAGATTATTCATTACGCATTTCTAAGAAGGATACAAAAAGAGAAAAAACAATTGGATATTAAAACAAAGATTATAGAAAGAAGTGGATTTGATGAAGTGATGACTGTAGATGATAGTTCACTTGCTGGTAATAGTTCTGATTATAATACAATCAAAGATAATATCGTATACAAGTCAAGCAATAGATGAAGATTGCAATTATTACCGATACTCATTACGGTGCTAGAAAGGGTTCTAAGCATCTCCATGAATATTTTGAAAAATTCTATAAAGATATATTCTTTCCTGAGTTAGAAAAGAATAATATTGATACTATCATTCATATGGGTGATATATTCGATAGTCGTAAATCAATCGACTACTACAGTTTAGAGTGGTCGAAGAGAGTGATATTTGAACCTATGAAGAAGTATAAGGTTCACGCAATCACAGGAAACCATGATTGTTATTATAAGAATACAAATGAAATTAACTCACCTGAGTTATTATTAAAGGATTATCCTAATATCATAACCTACTCAAGTGCAGAGGAGATTGTATTAGATGGATTGCAGATACTTCTCTTACCTTGGATTAATGTAGAAAATTATGATGAGAGTAAAAAAATGATTGATGAGTCCACCAGTAAAGTGGCAATGGGTCATTTAGAGATCAATGGATTCAAGGCAACTCGTGGTCATATGATGGAAACTGGTATGAATACTGAGGTCTTTGATAAATTTGACACAGTATACTCAGGTCATTTTCATACTAGGTCTACAAATGGTAAGATTCACTATCTTGGCAATCCATATGAAATGTTTTGGAACGATGTGAATGATACCAGAGGTTTTCACTTCTTTGATACAGAAACTTGTATTCACACTCCTGTAAATAACCCTTATCAGTTATTTCATAATGTTTATTATGAGGACACTCCATATCAACTGTTTGATGCAACTTTATATAATAAAAAGATTGTAAAAGTTATTGTTCGTAAGAAATCAAACCCAAAAGAGTTTGAGAGATTTATTGATAAGTTGTATAGTGCAGGTGTTGAAGACCTTAAGATCATTGAAAACTTTGATATACAGGTTGGAGATGAGTTTGATATTGATGAAGATGAAAATACACTTTCAATTTTAAATAGATATATTGATGACAGTGACTTTGAATACGACAAAAATATTATCAAAAACATTTTTAAGGATCTCTATAGACAAGCTTGCGAGGTAGAGTAGTGTATCTACTTACATTAAAAACTAGAAAAGAAGACGGTGCTTATGCTGTACAGGATAGACATGGAGATAAAGTGTTATTTCTTTTTGAAGAAGAGGACGATGCTGAAAGATATGCTATGATGTTAGAAGATGATGAGCAATATCAAAAACAAATGTCTGTCATAGAAGTTGACGATGAGCTTGCCATAAAGACCTGTAGGATGTATAATTATAAGTATACTGTGATTACACCCGACGATTTCGTAATACCCCCTAAGAATGATAACCTTTCAAAAGATTAGATGGAAGAATTTCCTGTCAACAGGAGACCATTGGAGTGAAATAGATTTTCAAGGAAATACTACTAACCTAGTTGTAGGAACAAATGGTTCTGGAAAGTCCACAATGTTAGATGCATTGACGTTTAGTTTATTTAATAAACCTTTTCGTAAAGTTAATAAATCTCAACTCATCAATGCCACGAATGAAAAAGATTGTGGTGTTGAGGTAGAGTTTAATGTTAATAATAAAAATTACCTTGTAAGAAGATCTATTAAACCAAATAAATTTGACATTGAGGTTGATGGTAATTTAATGCATAAGGAATCTGATGATAGAATAAATCAAAAGATACTAGAAGAAAATATATTAAAGGTAAACTATAAGTCATTTACTCAGATTGTTATACTGGGTAGCAGTAGTTTTGTTCCTTTCATGCAATTATCCACAAGTAATCGTAGAGATGTGATTGAGGATCTCTTAGATATTCGTATTTTTTCTGCAATGAATACCTTAATTAAAGAAAAGATTCGTACTGAAAAGGAAAAAATAAGATCATTAGACCTAAAAAGGGATAATATTAAAGATAAAATATGCATGCAAGAGAACTTTATTAAGGAGTTGGAGGAGCAAGGAAAAGATAATATTACAGAAAACCAAAAGAAAAGAGATTCTTTAGGTGATGAGATATGTGTTCTTATAATGAAGACTGAAGGTTTAGAAGATGATGTATATGGACTAACTGAAAAGCAAAAAGAGGTAACTGGTGCAGGAGAAAAGTTACTGAAACTTAACACATTCAAGGGTAAACTATCCAATAAAGTAGCAACTCTTACCAAAGAACATAAGTTCTTCAGTGAAAATGTAACATGCCCTACATGTACTCAAAATATAGAAGAATCGTTTCGTTTAAATAGAATTGATGACGTTCAAACTAAAGCGAAGGAACTTAAAAAAGGTTATGATGACCTTGAAAAGACCATCAAAGAAGAGCAAAACCGAGAACGTCAATTCAACCAATTATCAAAGGAGATTACTAAACTCAACAATGGCATTTCTAAAAACAATACTCAGATTTCTGGATTCCAACGACAGATCAGAGATCTGGAATCAGAAGTTCAAAGATTTACCGAACAACTTGCAAATAGAAGTACTGAAAATGAAAAATTAGTTGAGTTTACTAAAACTCTAGAAACAACATTAGAAGAATCCTCAGAAAGAAGAGAAGAGGTTGTATATCACGACTTCGCATATTCTCTGTTAAAGGATGATGGTGTTAAGACTAAAATAATTAAAAAATATCTACCATTTATCAATCAACAAGTCAATCGTTACTTGCAGTTGATGGACTTCTATATCAATTTTACTTTGAATGAAGAGTTTGTTGAAACTGTAAGATCACCAATACATGAAGATTTTTCATATTCTTCTTTTAGTGAGGGTGAGAAGATGCGTATTGATTTAGCTTTACTATTCACTTGGAGAGAGATTGCAAGAGTTAAGAACTCTGTCAATACTAATCTTTTAATTATGGATGAGGTATTTGATAGTTCTCTTGATGGTTTTGGTACAGATGAGTTTCTAAAAATTATTCGTTTTGTAATCAAGGATGCTAATGTATTTGTCATATCACATAAGACAGAGTTGCATGATAAGTTCAATAGTGTTATCAAGTTTGACAAAGTAAAAGGATTTAGTAGAATAGTATGAGAAAGTATACTGAAAAAGAATATTGGGAAGGTTTAGTTCCCGATGAATTGTTTGAAGAATATTTAAATAAATATGGATATGAATATACTCCATCAAGGGAGACAGTTAAAAAAGTGTCCACTGAACCCTACCAAGAGTAGGGTTTTCTTGTATACTGGATATATCAGATAAGAAACCACCATGCAAATCAAACACGAAGTTAAAGGACAACTTGCTAGATTACTTGCTACAGAAGACTTAATAGTAGAGCATAGATCAGTTGATACTGCATCATTCAATGTAGGCACAAGAGTATTGACTCTTCCTACTTGGGACAATGCAGGAGAAGAAGTTTATGACACATTAGTTTGTCACGAAGTTGGACATGCACTCTACACACCTGATGATGAGTGGTGGTTATATAATGAGATATCTGCTTCAATCGTAAACATTGTAGAAGATGCACGTATTGAGAAGTTAATGAAGAGAAGATATGGTGGTTTATCTAAGACTTTCTTCAGAGGTTACTCTAGTCTCTCAGAAGACGACTTCTTTAAATTAGAGGGCAAAGACCTTACTAAGTTCAATCTTGCTGACAGAATCAATTTATACTACAAGGTTGGTAATTTTACTGATATTCCTTTCTTTAGTAATGAAGAAACATTTCTAATGAATCGCACTGGATTAACTGAGACATTTGAAGATGTACTAGAAGTTGCTAAATTAATCTTTGAATACTGTAAGACTCAAGCAGAAAAGCAAAAAGCAGAAGAAGCAAATATGCAAGCAGATGAAGAGTCTGAAGGTTCACTTCAAAACAATTCAATGTCAGGTGAATCTAATGAAGAACCATCTATGGAAGAGGATGGACAAGATGGTGAAGAGCAAGAAATGGAAGTCACACAATCTGGTGGATCTAGCACTGCGAGTGGTATTCAAGGTGGAGAAGAGTGTGGAGAGATTGAAGCAGAGACAGATGAAACATTCACAGATTCTCTACGAGAATTATCTAATACAAATTCTAATGAAACTCATTATGTCGAATTACCAGAGGTTAATCTAAAGCAATTCATTATTGATAATCAAAAGATTCATACTGATATGGTTACTGAATGGGAAGGAGAAGAAAAAAAATGGAAAGAAGAATATTTGGAGAGACTTGCAAAGAATCCTAACATTGCAAAATTCTATGAAGATTATCGTGGACATAAATTCAATCCATTGAATATTTTTGAAATGGTTGATACAGAGTTTGCACAATTTAAAAAAGACGCACAAAAGGAGGTAAATTATCTTGTCAAAGAATTCGAGTGTAAAAAATCTGCTGCAGCATACGCCCGTGCTACTACTAGTCGGACTGGTATTCTCAATACAACTCTATTACACACTTACAAATTTAATGAAGACTTATTCAAAAAGGTCTCAGTAATACCTGATGGTAAGAATCATGGATTAATATTTTTACTTGATTGGTCAGGTTCAATGCAAAATGTGTTGATGGACACTATAAAGCAATTATTCAATCTTGTATGGTTCTGTAAAAAAGTCAACATACCATTTGAGGTTTATGCATTTACAAATACTTACCCAACATCAGATCGTGGAGAGGTTGAACAAAAGAATCTTACCTTACATATGGATTCAAGTTTTTCTTTGATGAATTTACTTACAAGTAAAATCAGAGTAAAGGATATGAATACTCAAATGAGAAATATCTTTAGATTAGCGAAATATTTTGATAGTCGTGGTGGATACTATAA